TTACTAGAAGCAGTTAAAGCACCTAAAGCTGTAGTTACACAACCAGTACAAGAAAGTATTACATCACCAACTACACTCACTGTTACACAAACACCTAAAAAATCTTTAAAAGAACAAAGACAATCTTATTTAGATATTATAGGTGAAACTGGATTAAATATGAAAAGTGGAGATGCTCAAGGATTTGGTAATAAACCATTTAATCCACAAGGAGTAGGAGATACTACATCAGCTAATGGAGCTTTACCTAGTGGAGAAGTTGATATGAGTCAAATAATGGGATTAATGACTAAATAATGGCATTTGGAGCAAAACAAATATCACCTATTGACTTTAATAAAAGTGCTGCTGTAGGAGTAGATTTACCTTTTTCTGCACCTGGAGTATTTAAATCTAATTATACAACGGCTGCATCTATTAAAAATAATTTAATTAACTTTTTTTTAACAAACCAAGGAGAAAGACCACTAAATCCTACATTTGGTGCAGGTTTAAGATCTTTTATATTTGAACAGATAGTAGATGATAATTTAGATTTTTTAAAAGAAAATATACAAGATTCTATAGATTCTTTCTTCCCAGATATTATTGTAAATAATTTAAGTATTAATAGACAATCTGATAATAATCTTATAAATGTATCTTTATCTTATAGTGTTGTAAATAGAGGAATTAATGATAATATAAATTTAGAATTTGAATAATGGCAGTAAATAGAGACATACAATATTTAGACAGAGATTTTTCTGAAATTAGGGCTAAATTAATAGAGTTTTCTCAAACATATTTCCCTAATACTTATAATGATTTTTCTCCTGCATCACCAGGTATGATGTTTATGGAGCAAGCAGCTTATGTAGGTGATGTAATGTCATTTTATTTAGATAATCAATTACAAGAAACATTTACCCAATTTGCAAACCAAACAAATAATTTATATGAATTAGCTTATATGTTTGGATATAAACCTAAAGCAACTAGTGCTGCTATTACTACAATAGATTTATACCAACAAGTACCCGCTAAAGCTGTAGGAACTCAAATTCTACCCAACTTTGACTATGCTTTAACTGTTGGTGAAAATACAAAAGTAACCACAATATCTAATAATAACGTTAGTTTTTTAATCCAAGATAAATGTGATTTTTCAGTATCAAGTTCTTCAGACCCAACTGAAATTTCAGTATACCAAGTTTCAGGGGATACCCCACAATATTATTTATTAAAAAAATCAAGAAAAGCAATCTCAGCAGAGATAAATTCAACTTCTTTTACATTTGGTGCTCCTGAACCTTTTCAAACAATAGAAATTGAAGGGAATAATATTATTAAAATATTAGATATTACAGATTCTGATGGTAATGTATGGAATGAAGTAGATTATTTAGCTCAAGAAATGGTATTTGATAGTATAAAAAATACCAATCCAAATGACCCTAATAATGTAGCAAATGTTGGTGAAGTACCTTATTTATTACAATTAAAAAAAGTACAAAGACGTTTTGCTACAAGATTTACAGCTGATAATATACTTCAAATTCAATTTGGAGCAGGTAACCCTAATGATACAGATGAATTAATTACACCAAACCCAAATAATGTAGGTATAGGTTTACCATTTGAACAAGATAAACTTACAACAGCATATTCACCTACAAACTTTTTATTTACAAATACCTATGGTATAGCACCTTCAAGTACTACTTTAACAATACGATATTTAACTGGTGGGGGTGTTGAGTCTAATGTAGTTGCAAGTACAATAACTGAAATTGATGGTGCAAATACATTTTTCCAAACTAATAATCTTAATGCTATAACTTCTCAATATATATTTGAAACCTTAGCAGTTGATAATCCTCAAGCAGCAGATGGGGGTAAAGCTGGAGATACAGATGAAATTATAAGACAAAATACTATAGGATCTATTTCAGCTCAACAAAGAACAGTTACATTAGATGATTATAAGGTAAGAGCTATGAGCATGCCCTCAGATTTTGGTAAAATTTCTAAAATATATATGGAAAAACCAACTTTAGATAATCAAACATCAACTGTAGAAACTTTATGTATGTATCTTTTATCCCAGGATATTAATAGTAAATACATTTCACCTTCAAGTACATTAATGAAAAACTTAAGAACCTATTTATCTCAATATAAAATGATAGGTGATAGTATAGAATTAAAAAGTGCTTATTTTATTAATTTTTCAATTGATTTCGAAATAGTAGTATTACCTAATTTTATTAATAGTCAAGTAATATTATCTTGTATTGAATCTTTAAAAGATTATTTTAATAGAGATAAATGGCAAATTAATCAACCTATAATGATAAATAGTTTATATGTTAGATTAGACCAAATCCCAGGAGTACAAACAGTAAAAAGAATTAATTTTAGTAATAATGCAGGAATAGCATCAGGATATTCAGAATATGCTTATGATATGGAAGGGGCTACATTAAATGATGTAATTTATCCTAGTCTAGATCCTAGTATATTTGAATTAAGATATCCAAATCAGGATATTAAAGGAAGAGTAGTACCATTATAAAAATAAACCATGGCAGATAACCAATATATAAGCCCATTTGTAAAAGATGGAGATCAATTTAGATCAGCAGATAAAACTAGTTATGATTTAACTAATACTTCTCCACTTGGGGGTCCTATAAATGCACCTAGATATAAACATACTCATAATTATACCCCTGATAATAAATATTTAGATAATTTCCATGAAGCTGCAAGCCCTAATAGTGCTTTTGGAACTGAAGGAGATAAAGTATTACCCGGAAGTATATTTGAAAAAACAACTTTAGATACTGAAAGTCCACTTCCTGCAAATTTAGGAGGACCTAACAGAACTAACTCAGTAAATATTCCTAATGGGATGTATACAAATAATAGATCTGGAAATAAATATGGAGAATCCCCAGGTGGCCCTTTAAAAAATAAAGATGGAAAGATTGTTAATAATTTAGTTCAAAAATATTCCCCAAATAAAACTTACGAAGATCAATTTACTGGTCTTCCTTTTCCTATATCCTCGGGCACACGTGTTAAATCTGAAACAACAGTACAACCCCCAACACCTGAAAAAACAATATTTAAAATAAAAAAGGATATAAAAATACCTAATTAAATAAAATAAAAATGGCATTTTATAAAATATTTCCACATAAAGACGCTACATTATATTCATTTTACCCTAATATGAATACAGGGATAGATCCTGTTAATCAAATATCTAATTTAAATATAGCAGTAGATTCTAACCCTCAAGTAGCTAGAATATTAACAGAATTTGTTCAAGATGATATTGAAGATGTTATCAATAATAAAATTAAAGGAGCTGAATGGGATGTTAACTTTAGACAATATATAGCAACAGCTCAAGGTATAGTTGAATCTATAGAAGCTTTTATCCACCCTGTAGCACAATATTGGTGGAATGGAACTGGTACTTATTTAGATGTTCCAATCACTTCAGATGGTTGTAATTGGCTTTCCCCCGCATTCAAAGATTCAAATATAGCATGGTCCCAAAGTGGCACAGATAATACTAATCATTATGTAACAAGTTCTTATAATCCAAATTTTGTAGGAGCAGGAGGTGGTGCTTGGTTTTATAGTGGATCCGATGGTACAAAATATGAGGTCACCCAATCTTTTGATACTAGAAGTGAAAAAGATTTAAATGTTAGTGTTAAAAATGTTGTAGAGTTATGGTATAGTAGTTCTTTAGAAGTACCTGCTTCTGCTTCACTGCCAAATTATGGTTTTATTACTAAATGGGAAAAATTAGCAGAATTTAATGCTAATACAACTATACAACCTGTAATGCAATTTTATAGTGTTGATACTAATACTATATACCCACCACAATTAGAATTTAAGTGGAGAGATTATAAAACAGTATTAACTGGATCCGCTACGGCTAGTATAGTAAATACTACTAATTTAGTTTCTTCACTCCAAGAAAATCCAGGGTATTTTACTCCTCAAAGTGTTAATAGGTTTAGGTTTAACGTTGCACCTAAATACCCAATTAGAACATTTTCAACAGCATCTCAATTTACGGGAACCAATTATTTACCAACAGCATCATATTATGCTATAAAAGATTTGGAGACTAACGAATATGTTGTAGATTACGATACTAGTTATACACAATTAAGTTCTGATAATGAGGGAAATTATTTTGATGTTTACATGAATGGATTAGAACCGGAAAGATATTATGCAATTTGTATAAAAACAAACATAAATGGTTCTACATTAATATTAGATGATAATTATTATTTTAAAGTAGTTAACACATTGTAATGGCTGAAAAAATTAAATTTGATAAAAAAGTATATGATAAAAAATCATATATTAAAACTATAGATACTTCTTTTAAAGAATTAGGTATTGAATCCATTGAAGAGGCAGCACAACCTACATTACCTTCAATACAAGAATTTTTTGATATGTATAATACCTTATTTTATCAAATAAATGAATTAGGACCCATTAATTCTCATCAATTTTTAATTAAAAAAAGCAGCGATTATATAGGGGCACAAGAAGATAATGACTTAATATCACTATTACAAGCAGAGATTGCAGATTTAAGAGAACAATTGTTACAATCTCAAAAATTATACCAAGATTTAGTAACTAATATTCCTGAAGCTCCAACAATTGAAATACCTCCTATACCAGATCCACCAGATCCACCACCACCACCACCACCTCCAACTCCACCAGAAACGGAAGATCCACCAACAGATAAGGAAAGGGTACTTCAAAATGTAAAAGAATTTCCTAAAGATAGTGATAAGCAAGGGTCATCAAGAATTAATGTTAACAAAAGTTTTTATAAAGACGTAAGAAAAGGAAAAAAATAAATATGGCAACTGTTAATGAATTTAATCCTAAAAATTTTGAGTATCAAAGCTATAATGCAAAAGATGACCAATTAATATCTTCTTTTAATGTAGATACTATACTAACATCATCAAGTTGTATAGAATTTTTTATTTTTAACCTTAATGGGGAAGTTTTAAATAGTCGTTATGATTATCAAAGTTATCAAGTTTTTAATACTTCTCCTAATGGTGGAGAGGGTCTTTCCCAAATAACAATAAACCCAGGAAGAGATACAAATAGTTATGGGTTTTCAAATGGGCAATATACAGCTTATTATAATTTTTTAACAAAACAAATTGGGGATTATAATGATTATCTCTATGTAAAAGAAATTTCATCTGATAGAACTGAAATAAGATTAGATAGTAATATTTTAGATGATTTTGATTTAGTAAATCAAACAGAAGATTTTATAAGTCTTAGAGAAGGATCCCCTTATTTTTTAGATTTTTTCTTAAATTTTGGTAATAATCAACTTATTATATCCAATAATATTAAAATTATAGATGAAAATACATCAGACCCTTCAATTTTAGTTAAATTATATGAACCATTACCCTCTACATTTTCAATAAAGGATCAAGTATGGGTTGTAACTGAATTTGCCGAACCTAGGGTTTATAATATTAATAATGCTCCTCCAGTATCTCCCGAACTTCCTTCAATTCCATTTATGCAAGGTCCTAACTTTGCTATTCCGGTTAAAAATCAAGTAAATAATTCATCTCAAAATTTATCTTATAATGATATTATATCTAGTGCTCCTACTAGTTCACAAAACCAAATAGATAGTTTATTAGAAGAATCTTCTATTAACATAAGTGTAGATTATACTAATTTTGAAAACTTTATTCATTTTAGTTCAGCAGAAACTCGTATTAGTAATTTTTATTATAAAACAAGTTTAATAGAAAATTATACTAATCAATCTAATAATTTAACCAATGTAACAGGTTCATCTACTAGTCAATTAATAATTAAACAAAAAATATCAAACATAATTAAAAATTTTGATAAGTTTGAATATTTTATGTATTATAGTAGTGGTTCAATGGTTTCATATCCTAAATCTACCACAGAACCCCCTTATACTCTAATGTCAACTGGTAGCGCTGAAGTACTTACATGGTTAGGGAGCACAAATGAAAATAGTAGCAATTATGGAGGTTTATTATTATCAGCATCTAATTATGATAATGAAAACCCAGACCAATTATTAAAATCAATTCCTGAATATTTAAGAGAAGATCCAGCAAATCAACCATATGATTTATTTGTTGATATGGTTGCCCAATATTATGATAATATTTGGTTATATACAAAAGATATTACTCAAAAATACAATGCAGATAATAGGTTAGATTTTGGTGTATCTAAAGATTTAGTATCTGATGCTATTAAAGATTTTGGTGTTAAGTTATATCAAAATAATTTTTCAAATAAAGAATTATACACCGCATTTTTAGGAATGACCCCTGAGGGTTCATTATTTCCATTCCCAGAAATAACAGGATCAATGCCTGCACCTACAGGATTTGAATTTGTAGATACATTAATATCAGCATCAAATGATGTAATATCAATGGATGATATTAATAAATCTTTATATAAAAGAATTTATCACAATATTCCATACCTGCTCAAATCAAAGGGAACTCTTACTGGATTACGAGCATTAATAACTTCATATGGTATACCTGATACTATACTAAAAATATCTGAATTTGGTGGTAAAGACCAGGTAAACGCTAATGATTATGATTTATATTTTAATAATTTTAACTATGCCCTTAATACAACAAATAATTTCATATCCTCATCTTGGGAAGTAAATAGTGGTTGGGGAGCTACAAATGATAGACCTTCTACAGTTCAATTTAGATTTAAATCCGAAGAATTTCCACCTACAAATTTATCTCAATCTTTATGGTGGGCACAACAAATTGGATTTGGTAGTAAAACAGCAGAACTTATTTTAGAATATAGTGGTTCAGGTTTAACAAGTGGTTCATATGATGGTTCAATTAAAGACCCAAACTACCAATATACAAATTTAAAATTTATTCCATACTCTGATCAACCAAATATTTCAGCTAGTATATCATTACCTTTTTATAATAATGATTGGTGGTCAGTTATGGTTACTACTGATCAAAATAATACTTTTAATTTATATGCAGGTAATAAA